TATTCTTTAGCAGAACTAACACCCCCTCCACTATTTGAAGTTGATGTAGTTGCATCTCTTTTTAATTGTTTTACAGATGCTTCTGCCATATAATTATTAGGGTTTGACGCCCCACTTGCATCTTGATATTGTGCAATATGTTGCATCCATTTTTCAAATATTGCACGATGTCTGAAATCTCCATCATTAATTACAGTAATCTGCCAAGTATCAAATGTACGATCTCCTGCTACCTTAAATACTCTTCCTCTAAAAGGAACATCAAGAGCAGCAACATTAGATGCTGGTAAATTAGCACCTTTTACTAAAAATCTGGATTTATCAAGAACATTAGTATCTGCCGGTGCAATATCTGGAAATGATAAAACTACTTCAAATAGATTAGAGCGAGCACCACCACCAGTTAATTTACTTTTGAAGTCAGTAATCTTCCTTAAAGGAGGTGGATTTAATTGTTGTCTAGTTGCCATAGTTTTTTAAACCTCTAAATTAAAAGTTTCCGATTACTTCTTCAAAATCAACACCAGTCTTGGTGGCAACAAAGTTCAGTCCAATGAAGTTAATTGATCTTGCTGGTTTGATGTAGATATCAGCAACAAATTCATTATTATCTATCACTGCAGCAGTGTTATTTGTTTCATCACAAATAACAACATAATCAAAGATTCCTCTCTTTGCCTGAACATCACGAAGAAATGGTTCAATAGTATTTACAAAGTTAGTTCTTGTAAGTTCATCATTAAACTCAAAGAGAGCATCTTTTGCTGCTTGAGAAATTTCATTCTCAAGATAAACGAACAAACGACGAACGTTGATTCTATCAAATGCTGATGATTTAGCAAGTCCAGTCTTATCTCCGAAGAGAATAATTCCTGCTCCTGGAGAAAATACTACAGGATTAATTCTGCTAGAGTACAGACGATCTCTTTGTGTTTTTGTTGGATTGTATGCCAATTTAACAGCATTTAGAATTGCACCTCTAGTTGTTCCCGCTGGTGAATACCATGGAAAGTTATTAATATCATTGCGGGCACAAAGACCAGCAATATCACCATTTAGGGGAACGTATCTAAATGTATTGGCAAATCTATCGTACATATACTTATAACCACTATCAAATACTGCGTAAGATGATGAAGTTACTGGCGAATAGAACGATAAGACATTTGTCGTAATGTCTGCTGCAGAATTGACAGTTACTGCGGTTTGTGTTGATGTATCAGTTAAAGCAGCACCTCTGTATGGTGAGATAAATGCAAGTGCATCCTTTCTTAGTTCAGCAACAGAAATAAGTTTATTTGCAAGTGCTTGTGCAGTAGAAATATCATATGCTGCAGAACCCATCAGTAAGAAATCGACAGTGTAGTTATCAGTCGATTCAAACAAATCATATCCGTCTGATAATTCTGCTAATGATGCTGTAAGAGCGCCAGAAGAAGTGATGTCAATACCACCGTCATAATTTTTACCACCTGTTAAAGTATTTGTTGAAGATCCAGTGGCAGCAAAAATAACTCCGTCTGCTTCTTGATCCCAACCAACATCTGATGCAAGAGTAAATCCTGAACTATAACCTGTCGTTACAATTCCCGCAGGAGCACCTAAACCAAAAATGTATTCTGAATTATTTGTGAGATACTTTCTCCAGTAAGATGGATTGCCTACAGAGAATTCTGCATCAGATGCTTTGGAAAGACTTAAATGCTTTTCGAGAATAGTACCAGCGTTTCCAGTAACTGTCCCTAAAGTATCAATTGTAACTACATGAACTTCATCAAACCTTGAGTTTCTTGCTGCAGCATATGCAGATGTTGCAGGTCTTGGTGCAATGTTATTCCAATTAATTGATGATGATGTTGTTAAACCTATTGTTTGTTGGTCAAACCAATCAAGTCTTGATGTGTAAGAAGCATTTCCGTATGAAGTTGTTTGAGATGTAGTGTGAATAGCAACATTTCCGGAAGAAGAAAATGCATAAACTCCCGATGGTTGATAATCTACTGTAATTTCGGTTCCACCTGCAGATACATGACTTAAAACTTTTACATCAACTGAACTTACTCCAATACCTGTAATAATACCTTTTAAATATCCATCAAGAACAGATGTTGAACCAGCACCAGGATTTATTCTACCAACAACTGACTGAGTAACTCCATAACCAACTTGTAGTGATGCACTTACTGTTGATGTTGATCCAAAATCAAAAGTAGTTGTTATAGGTGCTGCAGAAAGTGAAGCATTTGAAATCGTAATCACTCCAGATCCAATTGCAGTAACAGTTGTTCCCGAAGAAACAACTCCACTTACATCACATCTAACTTCTTGTCCTAATGAAATTGAAGTTGTTACAATTCCAATAGTGCTGGCAGATCCAACAAGAATACCACTTCTATTCGAAATAGCCTCTACAAAAGTTGTAACTGCACTGGTGCTAATACCTGTTAAAATCTGATCTGCCTTAGAGTCAATAATTGCAACTCTAACTCCATTTGACCAAGATCCTGGATTTCTAGCAGCAACTACAACATTAGCAAGAGTGTTTGTATCATATCCAAGAGCGTTATAATGATCTAAACCTTTGATTTTTACACTAGAAGCAGTTCCTACAAAACCATTTCTTAAATCTACATCATCTGCTCTTACCACTCTAAGAGATCCACCATAAGCAAGATAAGATGATGCAACTAACCAATCTTCATAATGCTTGTCAGTTGCATATGGTGCTCCAAAGTTAACTAGTAGATCATTTTCGTTTTCTACTAAAGTTGGTTCATCTACAGGTCCTTTAGAGAAAGGTGCAACGATCGCTCCAACCTTATTTGATGATGGAGTTACTCTTCCTAGAGTTAAATCGATTTCCTTTACTACAATTCCAGGAGATGCTAAATTTAGCGGCATCTTTATTCTCCGTATTAACCAGAATTATTCTAAAAATATTTATGAAAAAGGTTATTTACAACGGGGAAACAATGCACGAACATCACCAATCAGGATATTCCCAATTGGTAGAATATGATTTCTTTTTTCTTGATTTTTGTATTCTTTTTATTGTGCATTCTTTACATTCATAAGAATACGATGATGATATTGTATTATTTTTTCTTATTTTATAAAAACTTTCTATTAAATTTTTTCTGTTTTTACAATTTCTACATATTCTTTCAGTAAGAAATAAATGCTCTACTTCAAATTGATCATCTAAATCCATTTATCTGTATTCCCACATATACGAGCGATCTCCATATTCGTCTACATTCCATACTTCAAGTGGGTTATTTTCATTTTTTTGTCCGGCAAATACCCATCTATCTCCAGTTTCTTCATCGATAGTGACACCAAAATCTTCTAAACCATCAGAAATAAATCCAAAAGGAGACATATCTTGTTCAATTTGATTTTTTTGTTCCTCGTAAATTCTTTTGCGGACATCATTATCCGTCATTTCTTTAAAATAATCTTGAGCAACTAACCATGAAAAAATTACCAAGCACATCGCCAAATCATCATTACAACCTTCTTCTGCCTCAAATGAATTACCTCTCTGTGCAAATGTTGTAAGTTCACTAATAATATCATAATCAGTTGTGAGTAACTTATCATCTTCTAGGAGAGTTTTCAAATTAGAGCATCCTAACTTTTTAACAGCAGCTGTCATTCTCACTCCAAGTTGAGATTTTTTACCACTAAATCCTGAACCTACAATTTGACCTGCACGACCTCTCATTGCACACATGAGAACATTATCATATTCTAGATCAAAATGTAAAATATTTGCTACTTGATCGCCAATATCATTAACTTCAACTAATAACCAAGCATCATTATAACCTCTTGCTACTTCATGAATAACGCTTGGAAACAACATTGGTTTAATCTCATTATTTCTATATTTTGCTACAATCCTATATGGAAAATTAGTTATGTCAAAAACAATAAATGCAGAGTAATCATTTCCAATACCGCGAGCAACATCAACTGTAATTAGATAATTATTTTCTTCCTTTGGATGCTCATAAACATCAAGACCAGCGTTTCTTTTAAGCGGGTCATCATAAACAAGATTACGAAGTTTTGCTGGATTAATAAGGGTATTAACCGAACCTAAAAACTCACATTCAAACTCAACCTTAAACTGCTGCTCGCTAGTATTTGCAATTGTCTGTTCCTTCCATGCTTGGTCTCTACCAGGCACTTCTGACCAATGAACATCTGTAGGCACATATTCGTTCTTGCCCCTTTCAGCGTCATGCCACATGCGGTAGAAGTGGTTCATACCGCGAGGGGTAGAAACAATAATTACTTTTGTGCTTTGACCAGAAGAAATAGTAGGATAAACAGAGGCAAAGAAGTCATCAGCAATATGATTCGGGATGAACGCAAATTCATCCAAAAAGATGACATTATAAGATCCGCCTCGAACAGCAGATGAAGAAGTAGAGTTTGATGAAATTTTTGATCCATTTTCTAACTCTAGAGAGCCCTTATTCCAAGATATAATACCCTGTTGCATCCACTTAGGTAAATTCTCATAAGCAAGTTGCAATCTTCCGAGAAGGTCTCTGGCAGTAGATGCTTTGTTCGCTAAAATTGCAATATTAACATTATCGTTGAATACTGCATAATGTAACAAATATGAAACACAAGTTGTAGATTTACCCGTCTGGCGGGGCATCTTGCAGATATTAAATCTGTTATCGTGGAAATTTTGAATCAGTTTTTCCTGAAACGGATACATTTTAAAGGGGACAAGACCGTGATCCAGAGAAACGATTTTGATGTAATTCCTGGCAAAATAAACAGGGTCTTCCTTACACTTCAAGAACTCGATGATTTGTTCTTCAGTGAATTGAATTTGTGTATTCGCTTTTTTCAGGTTTGGATTGCCAAGATAGATGTTATCACTCATAATAAGTTACCTACTAATCTCTTCCCAGTCCATAGACGCATGAATATTTGAACTATTAGTATCAGCAGCGCATACAATAGAAAGTTCATACGGTATTCCATTTAAACCATCTCTTTCCAATTGGAACTTAAATAATGCTTCTTTAAGAATATCAACTGGTGTTGAACCTTGAGCAGAACCATTTAAAAATCCAGATGCTAAAATTCTCCCGCCAGTAAAAGTTCCTCCATCAATCTTATATTCAACAGCACTATCAGAACCAGCATCAACCCAAGTTCCTCCATTAGATGTTCCACTTGCTCTGACTTGCCAGTTATAATTTGCATTATTTGTAATACCAAGAAGTGAAATTGCGGTCAAAATTACAATTGCATCCAATCTATTTGGTGTTGTTTTAAGACGAATTGATAGAACTGTATAATAAGTTCCTGCAGTTGTTAAAGCAACTGGTGTTTGAATTGGAGTTCCTACTGCTTGTTGCAATCCACGAAGTTCATAACCACCTTCTGAAATTACAGAAGAACAAACTTGTTTGAATGTGCTTGCACTCGTTGTAATTCCAGTGTTTGCAATTTCACATCTTAATGGTAATGATGCTGTTGTAATATAAGTTGTATTGATAATATTTGCGTGATGGAATGAATGGCAATGAATAAACTTACCATTAACTACAAATCCCAATCTTACAGTTCCAAGTCCTAACCATTCAATATCCATCCACATAATCTGTGCTTTGCTAATATCTAATGTGACACCAGATGGATTTAAATATCCAGCACCAAGCATTGTATCAATATTCCAGTTTGCTTGTGATATTCTTGTTTCTGTTGTAATTCCAGTTACAAAAGTTCTTTCTACAAAATATAAATTACTTCCATCAAGTTCCAGATACATTCCATTATCTGCGCCAAAGTATCCTACTCTTTGACGAAGATTTGTTTTTGCTGAATTCATTACAAATGTATTTAATGTCTGTAATGATTTTCCTGGTTGATATGAAAATACTTTTGTGGTTTCTCTGATGACTGATGCTGTGCTTCCAACACCAACAGTTAAGTTTACCAAACCTTGTGCGGTTACAAATCCAACAGTTGAACCTGCTCCGACAACCAAACTACTCCAAAGATTATTATCTCTATATCTGTGCGA